ATAACCAGCCATAGCAGCACCACAATCACCAGCCATAGCAGCACCACAATCACCAGCCGTGGCAGCACCACAATCACCAGCCATAGCAGCACCACAATCACCAGCCATAGCAGCACCACAATCACCAGCCGTGGCAGCACCTCTATAACCAGCCATAGCAGCACCACAATCACCAGCCATAGCAGGTTTTCCCGGTTCCGCATTACACTCGTTAGTACACCGTTCCTTGACAAAAGATACAGCTGCTTTCACAAGCCCCCTTATATCAAGCTCAGCACCTATTCTAATTTTTGAAGAACAAACCTTGTCACTTTCCGAATCGTCTATTTTACCACTCTGCTCAACCTCACAAAACCTTGACTCGGCTGGCGCATAGTAACCAAAAACATCCAGAGGATAAGGACATGCATGAAAACCTTTCTCGCATGCCTTTATGTCGCCTGTTTCTTCATACTCCTTACCTACCTCATACTTAAACCCTCTACAAGATAAATCTTTATCAAATGCTTTATAAGTCTTTAATTTCTGTTCCATGATATTGTTTATTTTTCGTTATTTTGATATTGCGATAATTTTTTGTTCAAAGATCGGGCATTCTCTTCTGCCCAACAGGTGTATTCCATGAAGCCTGTAGCATGGCTTTTCGGGAATCGAATCGTATTTACGGTTATGGCACAACGGCGGCAGATGCGATGTATATTGTATTTACCTTTTACACCGTAACATACCACAGGATAACCGTCAGCAGTTTTCATGTTCCGCCTTTTTCCTTCGTTTCAGCTTTCTGATGAAAGCCTTGACCTTGTTCCTAACCATCTCTGTTATTTTGTCCGCATCCTCGGCAAAGGCACACTGGTAAACCATATCCGTGCTTTTTGACATGAAGTCCACCTGAGCTTTGGCGGCTTTCCCGCATTCGGAAACCTTGTCAAACATCTCTATACGGTAATCAGGATGATATTTTTTTAAAATCTCGTTACAGTCCATCGTAAAGGTCTCAACCATATCGCACAGCATGATGATACTGTTGGTAAGGACGTTTATCTCTTCCCTGTCCTCTTCCGACATTTCACGCATGAAATTATCCATGGATTCCGACATCCCCTCATATTCGGAAAGGTATTGGTTTATGACACGTGTTTCTATACCGTCCATCATCTGTTTGAGTTTCATTGCCTCCATATAGCGGTGTGACCTGAGAAAGGAAGCGTGCCTTTCCCTCAGCTTCAGCATCTGCCTGTCCTCATTGATCATCTTTTTCATCCGTTCCACCACATCCGCGGAGAGGTCGTTTACGGTCAGCTTATTTCTCATGGATTGCCCCCTTTCTTGTTGTTTGTATTCTTGTTTCCGTCCTCTTTCTTCGCTCTGTCAATCCATCTTTGGAACTTGGCAGCTACAAGAGGACAGTGTATGCGCAGGTTCCTGTCGCGTTCCGCTTCCCATTCACGTATCTTTATAAGCGTTTCGGTATTCATTGAAATAATGTTTTTTGAATTCTTGATAAAATGTACTTGTTAGCATCATTGTAGAAATTCCTGTCGATCTCAAAACCGTATGCCTTTCTTCCACATTGCGCAGCAGCCAAAAGCGTACTCCCACTTCCAGCTACAGGATCTATAACTACATCACCCTTATCGGTGAAGATTTCAATCAGTCTACGAAGTAAGGGAATAGGTTTCTGTGTTGGATGTACTTTAGGATTATCATCATCTCTAACCCAGTCGAAGCAGTTGAATATCATCCTTCCATCATTATTGAATTTCGGTAGTTTATCTCTATATAACAACAAACCGTATTCACAATTACCAACAATCTTCATATTGGCTTTTAATACTTGTGCGGAAAAGTTCTTACGGAATACCAACGGAATGTATTTCATTAGCCCGTACTTCTTACCAAGTTCTATGAACATGAACTGCTGTTCGTATTCGCAGAATATTATCATGCAAGGGGATTTACCGGGTTTCTTCGGTTCTTTTACCATCATGTCACTGCAAAAATGCATAAACTCGGCAGGACGAAATTCATTTTCTGAATTAAAAAACTTTTTCCCTGCAAGATCGCTCTCTCCGTTTTTATTATCCCCATTTTTATACCATGAAGGATTGCTTGCATAAGCATTAGTACCCAAATTATAAGGTACATCCGCTATAATCAATTGTGCTTTAGGTAATTGATAGCTACGAAAATTTTGAAATGAATCTCTATATAGTTCAATATCTTTCATAATTACTTCTTTAAAAAACTATTGCATATTTGCCCATATCTGTCACAGGCACACACTCTATGTCCTTTAGCCTTACAATACGCAGAATTATCCCCGAAGTCCGAGGCATTCTTGCAATTCCGGCATTTGACATATACGAGTTCCGATTTGACTTTCTTTGCCATACTCATGGTGACATCAGCATTTTTCTGGCTTCCTCATCTCCGGATTCAGCCCGGCGTTTCAACTCTTGATATTCAGCATAAGAGATTCTGTTATTTCCACGCTCCTCTATCTCTTTTTCACGTTGAAGCCTGTATCGTTCACGCTCATGCCGCTCAATGTCAATCCTACGCTCCTTAACATACTCCAGAAGAGAGCATGAAATCTTCATCGGACCAATAGAACCATAAAATTGCCCATATTTCCCTAATTTGAATCTGGATATGAAGTTGCATATTTCAGCCAAATTCATCCAATAGTATTCACCTAGGACAAGAATACAAAGTTCATCCAGTTGTTTGTCGGTTATACCCTTTCCCTGCTCGGCGTAATCGTTAAGGCTGTCAAACTGTACTTTCAGCCACCTAAGTGCGTTGTCTTCACCATACACAGAACGGATGTTTGCAAGCGAAGGTATGTTATCATTCAAGGCAATATCCGCAAGTGTAAGATTTGATTTTGCCAGTTTGCCTTGCAAATCAGGATTGTAATCAACCGCCATCCGGGATGGTGTTGGGTATTTCTCCAGTAGAGCCAACTGCTTTTCGTTTAGCTTCTTGTTCTGCAAGGAATTTTGCATCCGCTTCTGCGAACTCAGCCATGAGTCTAGATTTTCTCCGCTCAGAATCAATTCGCTTCTGCTCGTAGATGTCTGTATTTTGTCTTGCTCCATAATTTTTTAATTCAAATAATCCCGCATAATTACTTGCAATCGACTGCTCAACCACAAGCCTTGCTTTATTGCAATCATTTCCACTCAATGTTAGCAATCGGTTGTAGCACATTTTTAGGGATTTTTCCGATTTATAGTTTTCTTTTCTTTCTCTCTTGTATTCAAGCCATTCCTTGAATATGCCCTTAAAATCTTCCGAAACAAAAGACAAATCAACTTCCTTGTTTTTGGGAATTATTTTCTTATCTCCGTTAGGAGATTCTTTATCTATATCATTTTCATTATCATTTTCATTAAGCTTGTTTTGGGTTGTTTGGGTTGAGTTTAACCCACTGGGTTGTTTGGGTTGTTTTGATTTGGCATTGCAATTCCCTATAGGAGCACCACCTTTACGCCCGTTGTTTCGGTTTCTCTCGACAATGCCATGGTATTTAGTTTCGTCTATCTCAAATTGATTGATGAAAAAACCCAATGCCATATCAATGTCCTCCTCTACCGTAACCTCCTCGCCAAGTTGATACTTGAAAATTGCACGAAATAATCGCCCAAGCTGTTTGTCTGATAATCTTGATATAGGTTTGTAGAAAGATTTATATATGATAAAACTATCCTTTGTCATTGCTTAATCTTTTAGGTGTTCTGTTAAGGTTTCCAATTGCCCAATGATATATGGTTTGACATCATCGCTGCAATTGACAACGAAGTCAATAATCTGTTCTGACAACTTATGCCATTCGTTTAATTCGTTTTGTTCCATAAAAGTTTAGTATTATAATTCAACTTCCTCAATTATAAATTCTATCCTTGGATTAAGCTTATCAATCAGCTTTCGTGCATTAATCTCCATACATTGCCGATCGTTCTTTATCGCCTTGCATCCTTGTAGACAGTCAAGTAAAATTTTGAAAGCATTATCAAGATCAGGACGCAAATTTTCGTGATACACATCCACTGTTAGTTTAAAGAAACCTTTTATATTCTTGTCCCTTAATCCACATTGTGCGTAGAAAGTTTGTTCATACTTTTTAAGTACATTCTGTTTTGCTAAAGAACCGTGCCCGTATAATGCTACTATCTTGTAACAATTCGACTTTGAAGGGATTTTTCCCCTTATAATTTGTTTATCGTATATCATAATCCAAAATATCTATTTGCCGCCAGCTCATCGTGTTGACGGATTGTTTCTACTATTCCCTTTTGCTGTTTACGGAAATTACGGTCATTGTCATACCTGCTATGGCATTCAGGACAGCCAATTCGCAAGTTCCATTCTTCCGTAATGTATTCAGGATAAAGTGATCTAGGTAACAGGTGCATCAACTGTGGTGTGGATGTATATTTGTGGCAAATACAGCAATACTGCGGTAGATCCCTTTTTATCCTTGCAAGTTTACGGTTTATTGTACTTTGTTTTTTGCTTATATGTTTCATTCCAATTAAAAGCCCCGAAGCGTATTCTCCGGGGCACAACCATTATTTATTAACCCATGCCATTTATGTGTGGCTCACATTTATGAGGGATAAGCAGGAGTCGAACCTACACAAGTATCGTCTGATTTCTCGCTTTCGTCCGTAGATTGGCTATCCTACGATCTTTAAACTATTCAACAAATGTATTACTCTCAGCTACGGTCTTGATGACTTCCATTTCTATGTACACTTGAAATTTCCATTCATTAGTCTTAGCACCCTATGACCATTTTATCCCATGTTTGCCCGCCCTATCTTCACAGACCGGGAAAGCATAAAGTTTATAAAGAAATGAATCTAAAATTATCCTCACCGTTAGATTCTTCGTCCGGCATATCATTACCGAAATCCATCGGTATGAACCAATCTGAAATAAATTCTTCCATAACTAAATCAAATCAATTATTTTGGTTTTAACAATCGCATCCAATCTCATATCAGACAAACCTTGTGAAAGGTGTTGTTCCATCAAAGTGTTTGCCTCCTTTAAATCCTTTGCGCAAACCAAATTATAGTATTTCAATTCTTTCTCATTGCCGTTCTCATCAATCTGAGTATCTACAATGGTAGCCTTGAAGAATGGTTTGTCTTCTGTCTTTTCGTTGATTATCTCAATGATGTTTGAACGTGAAATGGAGAAGACATCAGATTCCATATTATCGGATGCGTACTGTTCGATCCCTTTGGCTTCCGCTTCTGCAAAAAGTGAGCAGTCTGTAATGAAGTGTTCTTTTACTTCTTTTTCAAGACCGTCCTTGTTAGGTTTCATCACCTTTAACTTTACCTCGTAATACATATTATTCCTCCTTTGTCTTGTTACGTTCCTTAATCATTGCATCAGCTATCTGATAAGCTGCTTTAGCTTGTCCTTCATAGTTGTAGTTTGTAATACTAACTTCTTTGGATGGGAAAAACAATGTTACAATTCTATTCCATAAAGTTCTCTTGCGTTTTACTGTCATCATTATGCACTTCATTGCTTCAAGTGCAATATGATCGCGCGAAATATTCGATTCCATAATTTTATTGCTTTAATTGATTAATAATTTGTCTTTTGATTTTCTTGTACAGCTTCCCGACAAAACGTCCATGCTTCTCTGTTCCGTCATCGGGCAACTCGTTTTTATAAATATGAAGAAGTAACTGGATGAGAAGCACTTCTTGTTTTGTCAAAGTAAGTTTCATGATAATAACCTAAAGGAGCGATTCTATATCGCAAAGTTCAGCATATATCAACATCAGCCATACTATTATTTGTAACAGGATAGCCATATAATTATCACTGTCATTCTTATAAAACAATATCAAGAAAGATATTGCCATAATGATAAAGGCACTAATTCGTATAATCATTGTTTCAGATATGAAATTTGTTTTGTTCGACCTCTATCTCCATCAACTGAATCAAACGTTCTTCGTCTGGAGATGGGATATATATGCCACATTGGGCACTCGAAAAATTCCGAAACCGCTCAATAGTTAGGCTCATCTCCGCGCTGTCAAGATCAGAAGAACTTCGTAGATACTTTATCCGACCCAAAAACTTGTCTTCTCTCTCACGGACGAAAGTGTCTTTGTTGCAGAGAATCTTGTAATAGTTCCGCTTTACATATTCCATCGTTTCACCGATTTGGCAACCGAAATAAGCAAGGCAGACATGAAGGTATTTGTTCTGATTTAAAGATCTTTGCGGTTTCTTTTCCGTCAATTCAAACACCTTCTGTTCCTTTATCAACTTCTCCAGCTTCGCTCTTGCCTGCTGGACGTGGAGAGGATTAGAGCCATCGTACTTCATCAGAAGGGCAAATCTAGATCATTATCCGACACGCTAGGAGCATTATTTATATCCTCTGGGGTGGGTGATGTATTCTGAGGTATAAACTCTTTGAGGTCCCCGCAGATATAGTTCCTTCCTTCTACCCGTTCCTCCTTTTTAGGGGAACAAGTGATGAAATGTGTATGCCCAAACTGGGATTTCTCTCTGCGCTCGATAACAGCCACATTCACATAGATTCTTTCAACTCCATCTTTACACTTAATTTTCTTCATCTGCTCACGAGGTATATCAGAGAGACAGATAGAACCACTTAAAATTGCCATAATTAATTTTCTATTTTTTCTTTTAATAAATACTTGGTTAAATCTCTGTATTCTACCCACTCTAAAAAAGAGTGTAATAGATTCATATTATCCTGCTCCATACCATCATAACGATAACATGTAATAGCAGGCTCATAGCGTTTCAATGGAAGTCCTCTGACATCATATCCATGCTTATCTTTGTCGTATCCTTCAAAGATGAACAAGTCAAAGTGAAACACGTCTAAATTGAATAGCTGGAGATAAAATCGCCATTGGCAAGAATTGATGTAATCGGCATCGGTAGGATAAGAATATTTAGTCTTAATGTCCCTGATCTCCACACCATTCACCATATCGGCACATCCTGTTATAATAGCATCTCCAAAATCCTTATACAGTCTTATCTCATGAAAAGCATTCGGGTATTCGTTACGATAGGAAAGCGCGGTCTTGCATTGTGCAATATCCATAATCACTTTATCACCTTCAATGTCAAAGGATCTACCACAAGGAACAGGCTCTTTTTGTTCTTTATTATAATGGAGGAAGGTACGTTCTCCTGCATCTACTTTATCACATTTCGGTGTACCTTCTTCCACTATTTTATGAAATGCCTGTCCAATTTTTGTATACACATTACCCGTGAACTTGCCTGTTATACTGTCAATAACGGATTGCTCCGTTATCTCATAGTTGGCATAATCGCTTTGCTCTATGTACTTTCGGAATGCTTCTAAAATTGTTACGCGAATTAGCGGTATCATACTTTCACGAATAACTTTTTATCTTGATCGAAAGTGAATCCTTTTGCTGCAAGACTCTTCTGCATCTCAGAAAAGAAGGGTACTCGCATAATTTTAGGTAATAGTTTTGTAGCCTCCATCAAGGCAAGAATATCTTCATCGGTCATTGCGGCGGCAAGCTGTTCACGTATTGCCGCAAGCTGTTCATTAGCTTTTGCTTGTGCTTCTCCTTTTCCTTGAATTGATATCTTCACTTTCGATATAATGTCAGACATACATGTATCAAACTCGGTTGTTCCATAATCAGGTATTACCACAGTTCCAAGTCCTGCTACATTTTTGCCTACAAAATTATCCAACGGTGCAAATGAAATAGAACGTTTCCCATTTTGTATGAATACATATCCAACTTGGTCAGCTATCCTGACAAGCAGGTCTTTTGATTGCCCTGTGCAATCCGGAGAGTGCTTTATCACATCACCGTCTGCCGTTTCCTTGTCATGGCATATAAAAACAATGTCTGAACCATTCGAACGAAGAAAGTTGACGAACTCTTTAAAGTCCTCGCCCATCTGCCCAAACCGTTTTAAAGTATTCGTTTTCAATTTATAATTATTGTCAATAGCATATTGACTCAGATAATCGTCTATCATTGATTTGGCTGTATCGACAACTATTGTTTTGTAATCTTTCATAGATTCACGTTCTGAATCAATATCTTTCCAACATTTAGCCATTATGGTATCACAACGTTGTACTGCGCGGTCTGCCCCCCTGTCGCAATCTATCAATAAAGGATTATCCGCTGTTGTAGCTACTGAGGTTTTCCCACTTCCGGGTACTCCATATAATACAATAATTACAGGACGCTCCGGTAAAACATCATTTTTCTTAACTATAGGCATAATATTTAAATTTTAAAATGTTCGCTTTTACCAACACAAAAAAGGCAGGTCCGCAGTCCTTACAAAGTTCCGCTTCCTGCCATGATATCTCTCCACTTCTTCAAGTTCGTTTTCTAGAGAATCGATTTCTTCATTAAGCAAGGATATATACTTGCCCTTACATTCAGCATTGAATGTGAGCCTTACCGATTCCTCACTCATTGACTGGACTATATCAAGCTCTGAATAAAGTTTTTCCAATTCATCGCTTATCTGGCTTACAGTTCTCATACCTTTTCAAGAAATTGGATCGGCAACGAGCATACACCTTTCATATTAGGATATTTGACATCAGCATATCCGTTAGCGATATAAACTATTGTACCTGTCAACGTATCACCTATCTCACGTACTTTATCACCTTTCTTCATAACCATTTTATTTTAAGTTCAACTTTAACCGGAGGATTCTCCATCTTGGAAAATCCGTCAAGAATCTGCTCTTTAAGAAGTTTGGGAGGTCTGTCAGTAATCTTACTATCCAATACAGACAGTTCCTCACGTTCACCGTCATAAAACACAAGAGTTACGCCTTGAACTATGTATGGATTCATGGCAGTTCGGTATAAGTAAGATTTACACCGATACATTCATGTGTCGCACGGATACTGTTACGGTATTTTTCCAAATCATCTACCATAACAGGCATGAACAATTTTACAGTATCCCTGCCACCGCTGGCATACACAAGCTGGTAACTTGTTATTTGATATTTCTTTCCCATGATATTTATATTATTGCGGCAATGGCTTCCAAAAATTAATGTCCCATGCCCGGTTAGTATTTCCACATATCCAAATATTCTTCTTATGCTCACTATCGAATACCAACATCCCGGTATTCACAAATTTCCCGGAACTCTTTACAAGCACTCTTGTGTCCAATGGTGGAGGATCTTTTTCTGCATTCCTCCATTTCATGGATTCCAAAACAAATTGAGCACCTTTCTCAAAATCCACTGATGCTGTCTTTTTATGGGTAAGCCCTCGTATGCCATCCGCATACTCCTTGGTTTTCATTTTTATAATATCTTTATTCATGATAACTTAACTTGTTTTCTAATTAAAAAGCTCCTGCTATCTTCACAGACTACAGGAGCAAAACCTAAACGACTTAATCTATCACTTATGACTTATCCTAATTATTATGACGCAATCTTTTTTCATCACGATTCATTTTGGAAAGTATTTATAATCAGCGTTTTCTTAAAGGTGAGAATTCTCACCTTTAAATTCAGGCTCTTCCACTTTAACAAATTATCGATTTTACTTTATCTTGGTTATTTCCTCGTGTATGATGTACAGCGTGCCTACATCATCTTTAAACTGCCCCAATGATTCTTCGTCAACAACGGAAGCGTAGTTAAAGAGTATTTGCACGATATTCTTTGCTAATTCCTCAGGGGTAATGAAATTGTTTAGCATCTCATTAAATGAAGTAAAGTCGTACTGTTTCATAACAGACCTCCTTTCTTCGCTGAAATGAAGCACAATAAAAAAGGAATTATAAACAAGATGGGATTAATGATAGTGAGTACTAGCATTAAAAACAGAGAGGATAATTTAGTTTTCATAAGGCAACCCTCCCCACATCAAACGAAATGTTTCCTTGCCTTTCGGATTCACTAAAAGCTGTGTACCGGCATGACCGTTTTTCTCAAAGTCTTTCATCTCAAAGTACAACGGGATATATTCCGCATACGGTTTGAGTTTGTTCTTTGCGTCACGGTACACAAACTTGTGTTCCAATAATAAGGCAATGAATTTGTTCTGTGTGAGATGAATTTGCTTCGCCGTATCACGTAGGTTGGTAAGCATGTTACGGTCAACCAGCGCATCGAAGTAGTCGGCTTTCGGCTTCATTATCTTGTTATCCAAAGCAAGCTGTTGCCGTTCCTTTTCTTCCTCTATCCACTTTTCGGCTCGCTTTATCGGGTCGGAAATCATGTAGGAAGGAGAAGAAAGTTCCTTTAGTTTCTGTTCACAAGCAATAAAATATCGCCGAGCCTGCTTCCCTTTTTCGTTTCCCTCCATCATTGATATTTCTTTAGCTGAATCAATGGTTAGAGCATATTCTGTCAATGGTCTACCTCCATTAGGGTTTTTCATAAAATTCTGAAAAACCTCAAAATCTTGGTTCTCAATTAAATCGCACTGCTCTATTCGGTTTTTAATCCAATCGGCAAACTGTTGCTTGCTTTCAAGGAACGAATAAAGAAGTCTTGCGCTTACTGCTTTCTTACCGTTGTTTTCTTGTAGCGGTATGAGTTCACCGCTTTCATTTGAAAGGGTATTAATTGAACTAATACCCATTGTTTGAATTAAGTTTGTTGCCATAATTGTAGGTCTTTTTATTTTGGCATTATAGAACAGAGAAACGGCTGTCCTTTCCCGTTGACCTACACCAATGAATGGCAGGGTGAGCATTAACTTCACCACACGGGGGTAACAGCCGCTATATTGATTGCAGCAAACTTGCAAGCATAAAAAATGCTCACTAAAAAGCGAGCGTCACTCGCCATTCATTATGTAGGTCGCTGCAAATATACTTCCTTTTTCTAAAACACCAAAGAAAATCAGAGTTTTTTTGCCACCGTCAGCGGAATCGAACCGCCGTACTATCCGTTAAATGAAAGTAGAGATTAGAACAGATAATTATTTATGTTTATTTTTTTTAGACAGTACCAACCATGGACGGTGAAATTCCGTACCTATATTCACACACCGGCACGGACAGACAACATTAACTTTATGAAATAACAAAAAAACTAGATGAAAAAATCATTCATATTCCTTTAACTCCTTATATGTCATTACCACCAATCTCACACACAATAATGAGATGATGGAAAATATAATCACCGATACGGATTTTATAGGGCTTTCCGTAACTATCGCACCATAAATCATTCCTAAAGAACATAGTGCGGCAAATATAGACAGGATAAAATTAGCTGTTTTCATAATATTATTTTGGGGGAAGTTTACTGAACCACTGGTGGAAGTTCTTGTATTCGCTTCATTATGTTAGATACTTCATCCGCATCTACATAGCCGATTACATCATTTGTTATTGAAGTGTTATAGCAAATTCCATTATTATCAAGAACTGCAACCTCATAAGTATCAATACCGTTGGAGTAAAACAAAGTACCTTTTAAAACACTTATTCCATATCCGTTCTCAAACTGCATTTTAGCATGCTTTGCGTTCATATATTCCTCACGGATGGAAGAAGGTAAGAGAAATGCATCTTTAGTCATTTCATGTTGTTTAAAAACCAAATCCTTGAATTGTTTTAGTTCGTTCATGTCATTTTAATTATGAGTTTGTTCCCCTCAACGGCTTAAACCGGTTGTTACCCCGAATCTTACGGGAGGGGATATATTAGACCTTCCGGCGGTACTTGTGCCCAACCAAGTTTACTTAATGCACTAAGGACAAATCGGTGCACCGAAAGTATGTTCAATCAATTATTATAGACCCTCAATACGTCACGGCATCCCTGCTGGTATTGACTCCTATAATCAGTCCGTTTGTCTGCATTATATGGCTTATGAGTTACACCATATAAACATTTACAATATGTGAAAGAACTTTGGACAGTTCCCCTCAACGGCTTAAACCGGTTGTTACCCCGAATCTTACGGGAGGGAAGAAATAGTAATCAGATCAAATCACTTTATGTTTCTCTATGTACCTTTGCAATGAATTTACATTGTACCATATCATTCTCCCATCACGACAAAACGATACTTGCCCACTCTCCCTAACTTTGCGCAGATAATCATCAGCACAGCCTAGGAAACACATTGCCTCTTCCCTGCTTAGCCATATCTTATTGACAGGTTGGACTTTACCATAATTTATATTTACCTTTTTCATTTTGCTTATTCTTAATAAATTATTATCTGATTCTTGTCACAATGGTACCGTCAACACCACTTCTAGATATAAAGTTATATCCAATCTTATTCAATCTAGACATAGTGGCACGTACAACATTTTCTTTTATTGCTTTACTTTTAATAAGCCTTGTTTCTCCGACTGCTATACTTTTTAATGTTTCAGTAGGTGATATTTTTTTGGTAACTATCGTATTAATATTTTCCATTATATTTGTTTGTTATTTTATTTTTCTTTATGTTTGCGAACGCTGTTATTTAGCAACTTTGTTGATATTGTTGTTTATTAACAGCATTGCAAAGATAGATATTGTTGGTAATATACCAACTTTATAATAGATATTTAACATATAATTAACATTTATGGAAACAAGAGAACGTATTATTTCGGCTTACAATTATCTAAAAAATGTAGGTATTATATCATCTCAACAAAATGTTGCAGATAAAATGGGAGTTAGGAAAGAAAGTGTATCTAAAGCGTTTAGTGGTAATAAAAGTTACCTCACCAATACTTTTATTCTTAAATTTAATAATGCTTTTGATAATATGTTTAATAACGACTGGCTTATGGAAGGAAAAGGAGAAATGCTAAAAAACAATCAATCCATTGGAGATATCAAAAACTCAAGTGTACATGGGGTTAACGTAAACGGTAAGGATATATATTTAGAATGTCCATTTGACAAAAACGGCATGGAAATTATTGTGAATATGATTAATCAAAACCAAAAGAATATAGAAATGTTTCAGGAACAAATAAACAGGTTGATTGCATTATTGGAAAAAAAGTATAATTAAGAGTAAATAATGAATTGCTATTTCTATTATCAGAAGTACAATAATCAAGGTTGATTGATAGAATACACTTCATGAAGAAGATTAGATTTAGTTTCTTCTAGTATTTCAAAACCTTTTCTTAGTTCTTCTGATTCGATATGGCGTTTAGTGATTTTTCTTTTTTTCATAATTCGTTCTTTGAAATGTTGTACAATCGGTTAATAATGAGGTATCTTATGTATGTTTCTATGGCAGCTTTCACAGACAACAAGAACATCAGAAGGTAGATATTCCCATGCAAATCTATTGCTGATGTATTTTACATGGTGTATATTTAACTTTTTCTCTTTGCCGCAAATTTCACATTTTCTACCTCTTACGGTGAATATAAATTCTCTGTATGACTTCCATTGAGGCGTCTCTAATTGGTCATAATACGGACTTTTCTGTTGGAGCCATTCATTTTTGTAGTTTCTGAGTTTTGTTGCTTCAATAGCTGGCAAAAGACCTTCTTTACGCTTTTTCTCAGTAAGAAAACTGTTTGCAACATTCACGATAGTGGCGATTGATGCAACCTTTTCTCCTTTTGTTGTTAACCAATTCTTTTTGTTCCAATATTCTATAACTTGTTCTGTTGTTATTAAATATGGTTTCTTTCTTGAAGTAAGAAATACATCTATATCATTCTTCTTAAACTGAGTATTTACATTAAGTATATCATTCATATTATATGTTTTATGTTAACTTATAAATTACCAGGTTTGAAGGAACGTTGATTTTTGAGTGAATCATCCCCTTACCCGTAGAGAGCGGTTTCTCTCTAACGGTTCAGGGATAATTCGATGGTAAATCACCAGTATAAGTTAGGTATCGACCCCATCGGCTCTGAATTGGGTGCTTCCAATCTCGGCTTTCAGCTTCTACAGAGTTGGTTATCTCGTAACCTGCACCTGCGCACCAGTCTGCTTATTTCAATCGACTGCCTTCTTTCGTGCATCCCCTCACGGGCTTTCACCGTGAAGCTTCGGAAGGTTGTTTTAAATCTGTTATTGGTCGAACGTATTTTCCCCGATAGCCCTGCTGTATCCAATTCATGGAAAGCATACAATAACCGATTGTATGGATTTTATCTAACTAATAGGAAAGAAAAAATCCGTTGCTAAAGTAGAGCGGCAACGGATTTCCAAATATAAAGAAGGCTCACGTTTGAGCGATTGTTTAATCATGTGTCTGTTGCCGCTCTACTTGCAACGGGTACAAAGGAATATGATTAACAAGAGATATCCAAAAGTGTTAACAATAGTGCGATATTCCGTTTAAGGCGGTTATAATCCGTTTTGGGTTGTTATGGTTGGTTATTGGGATTATTGCATTTGCATTATTTAATACCATTAAACATAAATAAGCAAAGACACTCTACTTATCGCAAGCAAAGTGCCTTTTCATTTGAACGTTGGTCGTAACCTCAACGTGCTCTTATGCTAATTGTGGCAATATATTCACTTTAATCAACGCATCACGAAGAACAGATATAGTTGATAAATCATTCTTGAATACTTCGATGTTGTCCTCGGTAACAAGAGATGCGTAGTTGAGTATCAGTTGAGCAAGATCATCAGCAAGTTGCCTAGGTGATTCCATCTCATTGAAAAGTTCTTGAATGCTGGACAAATCGTATTCTTTCTTGTTGCTTTTATTTAATTCCATATTTTTTGTGTATTTTAAAAGTTTACAATCTATTAATTAACAACATTGCAAAATTGAACATGAAATATGCACCCACCTCATAAGAAAAGTGGGTAAATGAATTTATGTGGCAAAAAACAAGGTTACGCGGCTGGATTCAGCTCACCTTTTATCTGCTTGATGGCTTTCTTCACGTCCCAATCATTTTCATATAGAGCAATAATGAAACGCACACCTTTGGTAGTCCATACCGTATATACACTTGTTCCTGTCGAACCGTCCGAGCGTGTGTACGTCTGTGTGCGGGTAGAATGCATCCCCCATGTAGAATAAGGTGCATGTAATATCCACTGCCCGCTTTGCCGGTAAATGATTCCGATTTCTTTCAGCTTCTTGTGCAGCTTTTCAGCATCCATTCCTATCTGCTTGGCAGCTTGTGTACTCGTCTGTGTGTTCACACTCTGCAAGTGGTTGTCGTAGTAGTTGACTTTCGGAGCGGCTTTCTTGATTTCCTCTGTCTGAATCTCAATGGTGACTTGTTGTTGTTCGGTTTCAGCTTCAAGCTGCTTTAACCGTTCCTCTCTCTTGGCAAGGGTAGCTTGTGCGATGGTTAGAGCACGTGCCATGATTTCTTCGGGAGTGTCGTCCTGCTTGGTGGCGAGGTAGCCGCCTGTCTTGCGGATGGACTTTAAAATCTCCTTTACGCCTTTCTTAAATTCTTTGGCAATTGGCTTGCGGGATTGCATTAAGACTTCATATAAGCCATCTTCGGTTAAGAACCAAACTTGCTGATTTCCACCGGGGGTCGGAAGATTGTTCCGAACCTTTTCATCGTCATCAACAAGGTTTACTAATTTGTTTACGCTACTTTGGTCATACTCGATACACTCTGCCACTTCTTTGGCAAGGAACAACGGATTTTCGGCAGTTCCGTAAACCGTGAATTTGTGCCCAAGCAACTCAGTTTCGCTTAGGACTTGAATAGGTTCTGTTCGCATAACAAAAAAAATGCACCTACTACGAGCTGCGAACAAAACCATAGGATTTTATTTGTGGACGTTTCCATTACCACACTCGGTAGGTGCAATATCTTAATTTTATACGATACTACTTATTAATATGTCTTGGCAAAAAAAATAACTCCATATGGATAGAGCCATAAGAGTTTGCCGCTCTCATGGATTTGTTGACATCGCAAAGAAAAGCATTTATTTTGAAACCGCAAAACTTTGCAGCGTATTTTTGGAAATAAATTATGAAATCACTTCACCTCTCTCCCAAAAGTCTTACATATCATTTGTACAGCAATATTGTGAACTGATAGATATAATTCATCACCTATTTTATTATTAAAAGCACTATCATTTCGATGCCCATATACTAAAAACTTAGCAGCTTTATTATAATCAGAAGACGAAGAATTCACATTTGTATAATATTCGTATGACACATCTTCATTTGTGTTAAATCCTAAATAGGCATCCATCACTATACTTGCGAACCTATTCATTCTACAACCATTCCCTACATCTATAATATTTTCATAATACACCTCATCATCGTAAACAGAATCTTTCAAATAGTAATACTGATATTCAGAAACATCATATCCTCCAAACATATTTTCACCACGCACTTTACATGATAAGATACACAATGTATCGTTAAGTTCGGACGTTTCAATATCTGATATTTTTAACGCATCTGGGTTTCTTGCCATTTTAAGCATTGTTTTCTCCATCTGCTTTCTTGCCTTACTTTCAAGGCTGTTACTGCACGACACGAAAGCCAATGATGCAATAATCAGTAATAAAATCTTCTTCATAATAACATAATTTTAATTGTTAGTCAATGAATCAATATATACGCAATCTTCCCAATATTTAGGGACTCGCAATATTTCAAGTTCAGCCATCATCATACCTCCATTAGAAATGTCATAAAAAGACTCGTATAGTCGTTTAAAAACACATTCGTCAAACTCCACTACCAGTTCGTTGCTTATACCAATATCTAAAAGGTAGATATATGCGTTATTGGCAATATAATCAATACACCCATGTGTATCACACTCAGCAGATATGCTACAAATATCTTTCTTGAAGTCCATAAGGAACGTATATATTGCATTCCTTATTCTCGGATTAAGTTCATGCATATCCTCGTCTGACAAATACTTCCAATGAAAATCTTCAATTCCATTTCTAATATGAACAGCGATAGCTTTTGCAAGTCTGTTTTTATCATTTAGCACTTCACTTGCAACGTCCTTTATAAAATCAAGAGCCGATTTTACAATTTTTCTTTTCATATTTCATTTATCTTTCTTGTTCAGCAATCTGTCTTCTGTCTGTTCCAGCGTTTTCTTTTTAATATTAAGTTGGTGCTCCACTATCAAATCATAATCGCAATGAGTATCTCCACTCTTTATTGTTACAACAAAGATTTCCAAAGAAACAAGAACCAAAAATAAAATGCAATAAAAAGTAATAGACAAAAAACTACTGGTTATAACCTCCCATGTTGCATTTAATTCTTCTATAAAACCAACTTTTCTTTTGGCAAAATCTGAACGAACCTCCTTGTCTACTACACTCTTATTCTCTTGAAGTTTTTTTAATTGCTCTTGATAGATAGCAAGTTGGTTCTCATTAGCCTTTGTTTGCGCAGATATTGGATTTTCCATACTTCTTGTAACTACATTTGTAGTTCTTGTTTTTATGGGATTACCTTCATCATCAACGCCTGCGACAACCTCCTTGTTGTCAACGTCTGTAACTTTTATAACAGGATTCTTCTGCAATTTTTCATACAATTCAACATTTATCCGTCCAATAGAATCTATTGCCTCTGTAAGCATCTTAATATCGGCATCATACATTTCTAATCTATGAGTTCTAGCATTCTGAATAAGTTTCTCCCTGTTCTCATCCACCTTTATTGCCAAGTCGTTTTGAAATATGATTTGGTCAAATATAAAAGCACCAAGGAAAGACATCAGAACAGCTAATATAACCCTAAACACATAAGACCATGTTGGTTTACCAACAGCTAAAATGATAATACGTTCTATACAAAGAACAATAACCATAAATGCAAAAGATACAGTGAATTTTCCGTATATTGAATCTATATTAATATACTTGTCCGCAAAACAAAATCCTATTGTACCCCATAATATCATCATTATAGTAATGGCAGAAGTAAGCCTTTTAAATGTACGATGGCTTGCCTCTCCACAGTCTTTCAATATGTCAACTCTCCAACCTATAAGAAAGCATCCTATTTTAGTAAGTATTCCCATAAACTATTATCTATTTATAAAAGATTCAGATTTTGCAGATATACCTTTTAAGAAACCTCTCTCATAGGAAGCTATCATATTCATCATCTTTTTGTCTTCTCTATCAAGAGATGATTCCATCTCGTTTATTTTACTAAGATGCTCGTTAAAAGTGTCCCTTCTTGCCTTCAATGTCATTGAAGTAGTAGTTAAACCCTGGGTTTCCACAATGTCAATTTGTACACTTATATCACGAATATCACTTTCGTATCTTAAACGAACTTGATCAAACCGCATTTTAAGCCCATTTTTAATCATTTCCTTTTTAGCTTCTTTATAAGTCATATCCGCATTACACATTGCATCATCATAGCCTTCTTGCTCATAATCACCTTGTATATAATCATAAATGACATCAATAGGCATACCTGTACCATGTTTTACGGTTACGGCATTGTTATCTATATTTGGCTCTGAATCATCAACAAAATCCTCTCTTCTAATCTCAGGCAGAATTTCCTTACTATTATCCTCCACATTTGGCAATCCAACAACTTCTGTGTTATTAACTTGGTTGCCCTTCTTGAAAAAATTAAAAAGTCCCATATTTATTTATTGTTTTAGTTGGAATATCAAATTTTGCATGTCCTCTTTGGTGGCAAGAACTACATAGTGTAATAAGATACTTATCATTATATTCCCACGGCCGAAGTTTCCTCCCATTTTTATCAATATGATATTGCTTATGATGTACAACCAAATTTTTTTCACTTCCACATATTGTACATTTATATCCATCTCTTTCTAATATATGCATTCTCTTTTCACGCCACCTTTCATCAAACAGAAGTTCTCTATATGAACCGTGATTAGAATAATATTGTTTCATTTTCTCAACCCCTTTCTAAAACTACTGTTTGCACTCCTTGAACTCTTCATAAGTCCACCTTTTACAACCCAAATGATAACCGCAATAAAAAATAGTATGTCCATAACAACATTACATTTTAGTTAAACGTTGCAAAATTACAACATAATTCCAAACTGTCCAAAAATAAGAGGTATGTTAGATCGCATGAAAAAAAACTAAATAAAAATTTGTCTTTGCAATATAATGTATTACTTTTGCAGTATAACATAATACAATATATAGAATGGAAACAGTAATAAGAAAACAAACATCGTTCCGGCTACGTGAAGATTTGCTTCAAGTATTGCAGGAACACGCAAAGAAGGCAAACAGAAGCCTAAACAATTTTGTAGAGAGCACTTTGATGGATGCGATGTATTCTTCACCAAATGAAGAAACGGTTGCAGCCATAAACGAAGCGCGTTCTGGCAAGTATTCTGGAACGATAGACACTACAGATTTTGATTCATTCATGAAATCTATCAACGAAATAGAATGAAGACGATCCGTTATAGTACAAAGGCAAAGAAAGATTTGAAGAAGTATAGGAATGACGTCCAGCTAATGAAAGCCTTATATGATATATTGAAAAAGTTAGCAAACGGTGACATCCTTCCCAAAGAATATAAAGCACATGCCCTAATAGGAAACTACAAGGACTGCAGGGAATGCCATATCAAAAATGATTTTCTTCTGATATGGATGGACACAGAACACGATGCAATAGAAGTTATCAGAATCGGAAGTCATTCCGAATTGTTCTAAACATATATTTACTCAAATTTCGCCCTCAATACAGACAAGCATATTAGATTTTCTTTTGTCAATCCTACACCTTTAATGCGAATCAATCCCAAACAGCCCCCACAATCGGAAATCAATATACCGAGTTGGAGGCTAATATTAATTATTATTTCTCAATATTAGCTCTGATCTGTTTAAGTAACAAAAATGCCCCTTCCATCTTATAATTACCCAGACATTGTTGGGCTTGCATAATACAGCTTTCGACAGTGAGAGCTAAATCGGGAGTAAATGCAGATTTATTTATTTGCATTGTTTTGGGAAGTTGGCTAGCATGATCATTGAACCATGCAATCATTTCATTCAATTCTTCCTCTGTGTAACTTTGTCTTTTCTCAGCCATACTATAAAAATTTAAGCTATTATTACAGGAACAGCAAAATTAAAAATCTTGTTTAAAATATGCATATTATGAGATTGATTTATTCATGATTTAGACTTTTTTAAGCCACCCGATATATAATCTATCACTTTCCTGTTAGCCTCATCAATCTTATCCCTGTCGAAATCAATGTATATATCTGTAACATCACAACCAAAGGAGTGTCCCAAAGCTAAAGATATCACATCTTTAGGGACATCCGCCTTATGTGCTAACGTAGCCCAGGTATGCCGGGCCCAATATGTTGAAAGTTCGGGGAACAATGGTTGCTTACTCTTTTTCCCACCAAGCCCTTTTCGTTCAAACGGACCTATCCCTTTAAGATTCTTATTCATCCTATGGGTAAAATCATGATAGTCTCCATAGTTATCTAATATATCTAGCAAATGAGTTTTACCTTGATACCTATCCAATATAGCTTGTGCTTCCGGCTCTATTTTAATAGAGTAAAACTTCTTTGTTTTCTGCCGATAATATTCTATACGTCCATCTATTATATCCTTGTGTTCAAGTAAAAGCAAATCACCTATATTTATTCCAACAAGATATACAATCAACATAAATATATCCCTGTATTTCTTTTCAAACTCCTCACAAGGATAATCACGCAATAATCTCAATTGTTCAACAGATAAAGCACGTTTTCTAGTTTCTTCTTTTTTTATCTTATACTTTCGAAAAGGATATAAGGTAGTAATTTCTTCATCAATAGCATAATTGAATACTGCACGAATGTTACGCAGGTGAATAGAATAAGCGTTTACTTTCATCCCTGATTCAGCCATCCAACTTTCAAAATTAGACAGCCATTTCCTATCCATTGTGTCAAAGGTGCATTCCGGATCATATTCAAGCAGTTTATTTCTAGTTGTATTATAAACCGTTTTTGTTCCTGTATTACTCTTTATGGAAACAAACTCATCAAGATAATCTATAAAACATCTTGTTTTTTTTACAACCTTTTCATCAAATACATATTCGCTGATTATCTCCTTGGCTTTAGCGGAAGGCAAAGAAGATAATCTAGCTTCATCGTCAATAATCAACTTTTCAGCTTTATTCTTCAAACTGACAAGCCTTACATTCTTCACTTTATACTGTGGTACAGATTTGTCCAAATAAGACACTTCATTAAACTTTTCAGAAGACGGTGTAGATATTCCGGTGGAGAAAACAAACCTCGTTTTCCCTATCCGTATCACAAGAAGAATCATCTGAGACCCATCCTTCTTTGCTCTTGTATCAGGTATCAATCTTACTGTTGCCATTGTTTTGTGACGTTTTTGTGACGATAAAGATACATAATACCCCCCAAATAACCATCTTAAACGGAATATTTTCTTTGATAATAATATAAAAAAAAGCACTTACCATTAGATAAGTGCTTGATATTCAGCAGAGCGGCAAACGGGACTCGAACCCGCGACCCTCAGCTTGGGAAGCTGATGCTCTACCAACTGAGCTACTGCCGCATCTCTAAAACGGAAACAAAAGTAATATATATTTTTCAACCGACCAAATATAAGCAAACAATATTTACTATAACCATCAAGATTTCTGCTCTCCTGTTTATATCGACAGCTTTATGCATATCCTGTGTATGGATAAACCGATCCTTATCTCCAATAAAAGGTTTATAGACTATCTCTCCAAAATAAACATGAGGACCTCCAAAACGGCAATTCAAGATACCTGCTAAAGCAGACTCCGGATAACCTGAATTAGGACTCGCATGCCGGTTACCATATTTACCTACAAATCTCAGCAAACCGGGACGCCCTGCACACAGCACCATTAAAAATGCAGTTAGACGAGCCGGAATATAGTTCGCCATATCATCAATATGTGCAGCGACACAACCAAACTGAAGATAACGTTCATTCCTATAGCCTATCATAGAGTCAAGCGTATTAACCATCTTATAAGCAAGCATACCGGGAACTCCCAAAAGCAAATACCAGAATAATGGAGCAATAACCCCATCACTCAAATTCTCAGCCAATGTTTCCAAAGCAGCCGTACGCACTTCCTGATCTGTCAGTTCCGAAGTATCACGCCCTACAATACGGGAAACCTGCTTTCTTCCTTCCTCCAAAGAATGATCCGCAGCCAAAAAAACCTGCCTTACTTCGTTGATAAGTGTAGTTCCTGCCAAACAATAGAAAACAAGCACAGCAGAGAGAATAATACCCAACCAACGGTTTAGCACAAACAGATAATGCAATACCAAAACAGATCCTGCATACACTAGCAAAATAAGCATAATGGCCGCCACCCCTCCTTTCAACATCCGATGTGTCCCACAGTTCCATCGTTTCTCACAAAAAGAGATCAGCTTCCCGAATCCTACCACTGGATGCGGCAATCCTATCGGATCCCCAAGCAATTTATCTAATATCCATCCTATCAACAACGGAAGAATTAATACATATATGTCCATTTCTTTATACTTTCTACCAGTTTGTCATTTTCTTCCGGAGTTTGTGTAGCAATACGGAAGAAGTGTTCATTCAGCCCTTCAAAATTGGATGCGTCACGAATAAGAATTCCCTGCTCTGTTGCCAGATATTCTTTCAAAGCCGCCGTCTTTCCCATCCGCAATTGAACTAACATATAGTGAGTATCCGATGGCCAGATCTCCATTCCCCCTATTGAAAGTAAAGATTGAACTAATCTCTCTTTTTCCCTCAATAACAAAGAGATATCTATATCATATTGAGAAGAAGACAATAAATAATGCCCGGCCTCTATAGCCAACTGATTAACAGACCAAGGCATCCGCTGTGTCCGGATTTCATGTAGCAGTTCTTTACATGCAGTGATATATCCTAAACGCAAGCCGGGCACGGCAAAACGTTTTGTCATGGAATGCAACAGAATAACATTCGGAAATTCCGCAGCCTCCTTGGCTGTAAGCAAAGCCTTCTGTGTAAAGAATTCATACGACTGGTCCATGATAAAAATACGCTGCGGATTTTGTTTTATACAGGCTGTCAAGACTTCCTTCTCCCTAACCTCTCCTGTGGGATTATTAGGATTACATAACCATATCAACCTCCCCCTATCCGGCAAACGGTTCAAATTATATATAGGAACCACTTTATGACCATGCAGACGACAAGCATCCGCATATTCGCTGAAAGTGGGCATCAAGATAGCCGAAATCTGATTCCTGAATGTCTGAGCTATTAAATAAATGGCTTCCGTAGCCCCATTGGTCACACAAACCTCTTCAGACGAAAGATGAAACCGTTCCGCTAAAACCTTTTCCAACGAATAAGGTTCCGGTTCGGGGTACGTACGGATACTTTCCATCTGCTGAAACAAATGTTGATGTAATCCGCTATGGTCTACATGATTATATACGTTTGAACTGAAATTTATCTTTATTGCTTTATACTTATAAGCATCATCACCATGTCCTTCAATCATTCCCACTCATTATTTGGTACAACAAAGGCAGATTAAGATGACTGCGTACATGCTCTGCCAATTTATCATATTGTTCTTCTTTATAAGTCCGGTAATCCAACACCGTATGACACTCCAGTTTTTCTGCGTATGGTTCCAGCAAATAATCTATAAATGCCTGATTATCCAATATTCCATGAATATAACTTCCCATACATTTTTGGTTTACAAAACAACCGTCCTCTCCACCGTCTTCCAGTCTATTCAAAGGAACTACAGACACCCCCGGAACCGGGCGGGTTTCTCCCATGTGTATTTCATATCCTTGGCAAGTTTCCGCATTCTCAAGAAAATGAAAATTCACCTGCCGCGTCACCTTCTCCCCTTGCATCGTAGTAATGACGGGAAGCAGTCCCAGTCCCGGCAATTGACGGATCTCTCCCTCCACTCCTTCCGGATCGTGAATCTCAAGTCCCATCAATTGGTATCCCCCACAAATTCCCATTACAGTAACCCCTTCCCTATGCGCACGTAGGACAGCTTGCGCCACCCCGTTCCGTCTCAACTCATACAAGTCATCCAAAGTGCTTTTGCTGCCAGGAAGCAGAATAATATCAGCTTTGGCCAGATCTTCCGTATTATTGGTATAATAAAGGTGCACCCGTTCATCCCGTTCCAATCTGTTGAAATCTGTAAAATTTGAGAGATGACGCAACAGAACAACTGCTATGTTTATTTTGCCTTCCACGGCTTGCATCCGTTT